TCTGCCTGATCACCGATGGTCTGGGTCTGGAGCTTCTGAGCTTCCAGTTGCAGCTTCATCTGCTCATTCTGGAGCTTCTGGACCTCGATCTGCGCTCTCAGCATCTCTGCCTGAGCCTTCTGCTGCTCGGCCTGAGCGAGAACCATCGCAGGGTCAGGCTGTTGTTGGCCTTGAGCCATCTTCTGCTGTGCCTGCATCTTCTCCTCATCAGTCATCTGAGTGATAGGGATCAGACCAGCAGCAATCATCTGGGAGCGTTTGCGCTCGGCTATCTGAGACGCCGCTGGGGTATTGATGTTCTGTAGTAAAAGGTCACCGGCGATCTGCATCAGGCTTGGATCTACTTGAGCGAGCTGCGTGATTGCTTGCAGTGTTTCCTGCTGGCGATTGTGGAAGCTAGGACCAGCCTTACAGACTACATCATAGACCCCAACAGATAGGTCATTCACCACAACGATCTCGCCAGTGGCGTTATCAATCACTTTCTGGTTGATGTCTGCCATGTCGTAGGAGTCATCTTCTCGAAGAACCCTGATAGTCCTAGCGGTGTCGTAGACCTTGGGGATGGCGTCCTTGATCAGATTTCCCGTGGCAGTGATAGCGATCTCCATCGCCCGAGTGTACTGGTAGGTAGCGTTGTCACCCTTGTTTTGAAGCTGCCTGATAGCGACTCCTGACTGAGCGTTAGGGTTGTCGCCCATGTTAGCGGCAAACATCCCAGACGTGGCATTCATCATGCCCTGCATCGCCTGAACCACAGTTCGCAGCCCTGCGTTAATCTGGGCGCCACCATTCTGCTGGGGAACCTGCGGGAATTCTGGGTCTACGTTAAAGAACTGGACAGGATCGCTGTTGGTGTTCAGGGTAGCCAATTGCTTCTCATGACCAGCAGCCTGAGTCAGCGTCATCCAGTATTTAGCTCTAGGAGCCAGAGCGCCTTCCTCGATCTCACGCGACATGGCGTAATTCAAGACGCGTTGTGGGTCTAGCATCTTCTCGACGACGCCCCAGTAGATATTCTTGTTCTCGAAGATCTTGTAGTTGCCGTAAACAGGGACCACAGGTATCCGGTTGAACACTGTGTCGTTGTCGTCTTCGAGCCAGTCACAGCCATCAAAGTAGCGAGAGCATACCTTGTGCATCTTGCGAGTGCGGCGACGAACCTCGGTTACCCCAAGAGCCTCTAGGTCGTCTCTGATCTTCTCAAAGTCATCATTGACCTCGTGGGTCTGACCATTGGACATCATGACCAGCTCGCGATCCTCAGACTCGACGTACAGGAACTCTCCAACAACAATGACCTCAGCCTTGTCGTAGTAGGCATCGCCCTCACGGTCATCTGAGACAGACTCCTTGGATCCTTCCGGCCAGCGAGCCTCATACTCGTCCACGGCCATCGGATGTAACACGAACGCATAGCGAGCGTCAGACTTATCCTGCTTCTCCGCTGCTGGGTCAAACCACACCCGATCCAACGGATTAGCGATCTTCTCGATCATGATGTCCTGATCAAATGAGTTGTCATCGGCGTACTTGGAGCAGACACGCCATGCGTCAAATCCACCAGTTACCATGCCGCGGCAGGCTTGGGCGTAGATTTGTTTGGCGTTGGATAGGTTCTCGATGTTCCTAATCAACCCGTCGTAAGTCATCGCTACGTCCTTTGTAGCGTTACCTCCAGCCGGAGAGACTCGGATATCAAAGTCGGCCTGCTCGATCTCAGAAGTGACCTGAGAGACGATAGGGTTGACTTGATCGAATGTGTAGCGCGGCTTGTTCTGGTTAGCATTCCACCAGTAAGGCTCCCACTGACCGTCACGCTTATCGAGAAACAGATGAGCTTCACGGGCCTGCTCGCGGTTGTCGTGGTCAGCCTGCTGACAAGAGCTGAGCAAGTTTATGATCGCCTGATGATCGTCATACTTTGCTTTGTACGAGAGATCGTCCTCACTGTACTCAGCCGACTCTTCCTTCTCTTCGCGCCCGTTGTCGTATTCGGCCATATTCAGTTCCAGCCCGTAAAGTTAATTGATGAAGCAGTCTTCTGGACCGCCTTCGGTGAGAACATAGACATCATGAGCGCGTCACCCATGTTGGGAGACGGCAACTCATACGGCTTCTTAGCCATGTCTATCTTCGACATTATCTGGATTTTACCATTATTTGATCGCTTTTGCGGGATTCTGCACACTTCGCTGCGGAGCTGGTCCAGCACACTAATCTCAGACGACAAAGAGATCAGCTCGTCTGGATGGATGTACTCGCCCTTCACAACCGCCCTGTAAGTTGCCTCGAACCGATCTCGCAGCTTCCACCAGTATTGCGCTCGCTTGTTGAAGAACGTGTCCCTGTTGGTCTTTGAGTCGGAACCGCTGTACGGTACAGCCGCGTCATCAGGTGTCTCGGATCCTCGGAACTGGTGCTTCTGCATCTTGGTTGACTCTAGCTCCTGATCTACCTGACGCTTGAGCGAGATCCCTAAACCGTCGCAGTCCCAGACAAACCAGTCAGCCTGAGCGTCTCTGGCTTTCTTCAGCGCCCAGTCCATTCCCTCATTCGAATCGCCTGTTACCATTTCGCACACATCCAGCACGACAGACCCTTTCCGCAACGCAAAGCCCTTCGAGTCCCCGCCCTCGTCTGACGGGTCGTGGCTGGCGATGATGGCCCCAGACGGACCAAACCCCAGCTTCTTATGCGCGTCTATAGCCGCGTCATACCACTCTGTCGGAATGATGCTGTCCTCCACCGAGTCGTAGTATTCCCCCTGCCAGATGTGCTGATATAGCGCCGTAGACATCGTATCTCGGTCGTGCTGCATCTCCTGCTTCAAGACATCTGGAGCGAGTGGGTTGTCAGAGATGTTGATCATCACGATCAAATGTAGGTCGTCTTCGTAGAATCCGTCTCTCCTGAGCTGCTTCTCATACGGCTTGATGAACCTCTGGCTGAACGCATCCACGCTTGACCTTGGGTTGGCACTGAACCAAATCTCCGACGATTCCTCGCGCAGTGTAGGCGTCAGGGCTTTGAGAGAGTTGAAGGATATTGTCTGGGCCTCTTCTACCCAGAACCGTTGGAAGCCGTGCATTGACTTCACGCCCTCTGGGTTTCTCGCTAGACCTCTGAACTTGAAGACGGGTTCGTGGTTGAGAAGGATTTGATTGTTCTGTACTTCAAACCCCTGAAGGTTCAGTCGCTCGATCTCTGACTTTAGCAGTGCGTGAACAGAGTCGTCGATGCTGTTTTGGAACTCACGGAAGCATGCAGTCTTGATCCCTTTGACCTGTGCGTCCATCAGGCACATGTCAGCAAAGCTCATAGACTTGCCTGAGCCACGGCCACCGATGGCTACCTTGAAGCGCTTGGGCGTATCTATGAATGGCCTGAGCTTCTTGGGGATTTGCATCTTGGGCATTATTCGTACTTGTGCGCCTTCTTCTTGGCCCTTCGTGCGACATCAAGCGCAATAGCGACTGCCTGTTTCTGCGGCCGTCCTGACTCCATTTCTTTCTTGATATTCTTGCTGATCGTCTTCTTGCTGTACCCTTTCTTTAATGGCATTACTCAATTACCTCGATGGTCCAGTGTTGATCAATCTCGATGGGATCCCCGTCTCTGCCTGTCAGCTCTGTTCTCTTAGTCTCTGTCCATCCCGCTCGGTGGCTTAGCCAGAGCTTGATGCTGTTGAAGTCACCCTCGTCTAAGCCCTTGTTATACAGCTTCTTGATCATCCTATCCGCTGCACTAGACAGAGATCTGTTGTACGCGTCAAGCATCTCCGGTTGCCGTTGAAATACAGCCCGTAAAGTGTTGTAACAGCAGCCTAAACGCATTGCTAGCTGTTCTTTGCTTAGTGATGGCGCAAGCTCCTCGATCAGCTTCATTTCGTCGTCGCCAAAGATTACCTCTCGACCGCTGCTCATAGCTTTCTCACTGTTTAAATTCTTGAAAGGTATCAATCGGTATCAAGCATACCGGTTCTTGGTCCTGCCAGTCTCTGACTTCGTTCATCCCGCCAAATCCCAGAGTCCAATCAACTTGGGCGAGATTGACGTAGCCTATCTTGTCTGACCACTCCACGACAAGAAAGGCGGGCAAGCCTGTGTCCTCTTCCAGTCTCTTGGCTCCCTGAACTTTTGCCAACGAGATCATGTATGTAGGGTATTGTAACATAGCATTAGTACGACAGCGCAGCTCAACCCACGCCATTGGCATGTCGCCACGCGTTGCTAGGCAGTCAAGATGGTACTTGATTGACACCTTCTGGAGTTCACAATTCCACTTCGCGCCGACAAATTCACCCAGCTTCTGCTCCTTGGCCTTGGTCTCTTCGGTCTCGTACAGTGGCCTCATA